TCAAAAACTTTTTTTCTTCTTCATTATATCGATTCATATCTTCAAAATCATCATGCTTTTTGGTCCAACGTATTGGACGTAAACTATACTTTATATTACCATTTAAAAGGCGTCTACAAGCGTCATGCACGTCGTTTAGTAAGCCGGGAAGCATCATTACGTGTACAAGAGCGTTCTTATTAACTGAGCTGTTAACTGCCCTTATAATAGTTTCCAAAACCTTTTTCCAGTCGTATTCAAAGTGCAAACTGAATACAATATGGTTAAGATAATTGTCCAAAATACTTTGATAATATTCGGCTGTTCTGGTCCCGTTGGTCGTTACATTTATCCATGTTACTTTTGGTTTTGCGTATTCTAAAAGCTCTGTAAATTTTGGATGTACACAAGGCTCACCTCCTGTAAAACTTATTCTAGGTTTGTTCATTTTAGAAATAATATCTACAGTTTTTTTAAGGATTTCTATATCTGTATGTTCACTAAAATTATCATGTATCTCTGCAGGACAATAACTGCAATCATAGTTACATCTTTTACCTATGTTCCATTCTATTTTGGTACTTTGCCGTACTTCTTCATATAAATGTTCTACTTTATACATATGGAGCAAACTCCGGAATAATTTTTTCAAGCGGACCTTGATTTCTTGTTTTATCTAGTCTATGATTAAAATCTACACAATCTTTCCAATACTTGTTTAGATCTCTTGCTTTAAGAAAATTAATATTATCCTGAATTTGTTGTAATGTAATTTTTTCTAATATTGGATGTTCTTGAACTAATCTATATTGCTTAACTTTGTCCTTCATTAATTCTAATTTAGATATAACTTGATCTTTTAATTCTTTAGGTAATACTTGGGCACTTAAGGCTCTTGGATATTGTACTCTATGACTATAAAATACTATTTCTAACTTGTTTAAAAAGTAATCTATTACTTTGTCTATTTGCATTATATTATTAGACTGTACTGTAAATGCTCCTACTATTCTACTTACAGTAGGAATAGTTTTCATTATTCTAATATTATCTACAACATCTTGAAATTTTCCATTGCTTCTAACATATTCATATACATCGTCTAAGCCATCTATACTAACATTAACAGCCACAGATTTAAATTTAGGCCAATAGTCTTTAATCCATCTTCCTTTTATTCCTAATACTGTACCATTTGTTGCATATTTTATTTCTATATTTTTTCCATTTTCACTAAGAAGATCTAAAATTTTATAATGCATAGGATCCATTAATGGTTCTCCGCCAGCAAATTCTACTCTTTTAAAATGAGGTAATAGCTTTCTTAAACTATCCCAAAATTCTTTTTTATCATCAAATAATCCTACATATGGAGCTTCTGTTAAACCTAAATCTTCTACTGCTTTAACAAGGTAATTGTCTTCCTTTTTATAATGTTCTACAATACTATTCCAATCTTTCCATTGCGTACTATCTAACGGATTGCACATACGACATTTTAAATTACATAAGTTATTAATTTTAATTTCAATAGTAGGTAATTCAAAAGGCATTGTCATATCTGTAGTAAGACTTTTAAGTGCGTCAGGGTAAAGATTAACTCTTGATTCTGGCATATTATCTGCAATATGTCTTTGTCTTAAACTTTGTACTCCTTGGTCTTCTAGGTCAAAACACGGTTTACATACGTCAGGACGTTCATCGCTTAATACTTGACGTCTAACTTCACGCATATTTTCACCATTCCACGCTTCTTCTAAAGTTTCGTTTTTAATATTACCAATAGGAAGGCTTCTGCAACATACTTTAATTGCGCCATCTTCTCTAGTAGCAAGACCTGTAAAAGGGTGCATACAAAACGTGCAACTTTTATTCTTTTTCATAATATTAGTATTTAATGGGATTTTAAGTGTCTAAATCTTTCCAGTCATCTCCAAATCTCCACATAGGGGCTTTTAATGAATCAAGGTCTACTTCATCAAATTTTTCTACAGGACCTGAGTACTGTTTATAATCTACAAAGCCTGACCAAGCATGAACTGAAACAATTAATTGTATTTTGGAATATTTTTCTTTTAATATACGTAAAAGTTTATTTTCTTTTTCTAATCTTTGTGTAACAGTCATAAAAGCTACTGTGGGCTCATAAGCAAAAATATTACTAACATTAAAAATTGTATTTTCATCATTATTAACTTTTATATTAAACTCATTTAATAAATCACATTGAACAAAATCTATTTTTACTTCATCTTTTATATTCCATAACTTGGAAATTTTACTAAATCTAGTAACAATTTCTTGTTTACTTTGAAACCAATCTGGTGCTTTTTTAATTAATTCTTCATCTTTGATTAATTCTTTTAAGAACTTATGATAGTCATGTCCTTTAAATTCATTAATTGTTTCTTTCATATACCACAATGCATTAGGATTATAATCATAAAATATAACTTCTGTATTTTCATCATATCCATATTTGTCTAAATATAATAACCAATTAAATCCACTTGCAGGAACAATTAATTGTGTAATAGGTCCTTTTATTTTAACTTTTTGAAGTTTTTCTGTGTTAGTAGGATAATAAAGTCTATTCGCGGCAAAATTATATTTTTGATATATTTTTTCACTATTTTCTTGAAAGTCTGAATCGTATTCAGCATAATAACATTTTTTACCATCTCTAAATTTTTGATCAAATATAACTATATCCTCATCATTATCTAAAGCAATACTAATTATATTCCAACCATGACATTTATCTTCATACTCTGTCATTTCATTACCAGGTTTAATCCAAATAGGTGTATGGTTATCATGATAATTTTCTTCACTTCTAATAGGTATTGCTTTTAAATGTTTTTCTTTTTCTTTTTCAGCACCTATTTCTGGATATTCATATTCGGCCCATTTTTTTAAATTAATAATATAACATTGATCATGAAGTTCGTAATAACTTCTTTTTCTATCTAATATATGTCCTGCTATAAAAAAATCTGTTTTAATTAATTCTTCGAGTTGTTCAAAAAATTGACTTCCTTCAAATTCTGTATCTGCTGTATAAACTACTGCATGAGTATAATCTTTTTCACTTTGTTTTAAACCATTTTCTTCTGTTATTGCTGTTAACAAGTCATACCCATTACTATTAATATTCTGTATTTGATAATCAGCAATATTTTTAATTAATTCTTTAGTCCACGCTCTTTGTATTTTGTACATATTGTCTATACAAATAAACACAACATCGGACGTTCTATTCATAGCGTCAAATTTATATGCCATTAAAGAAAACCACCTTTCTTCGGTAGAGCTTTTGGATCTGTATTTCTAATATTACCATCGTCTATAGTCGTCTTGACCATTTGACTATTAGGAGAATTACATCCTATAATCATATATCTTGTATATTTTTGTGTCTTCAATTCTACAGGTGGAAGAATTTCTTCTAAGTCTGTGGATTCTGCAAATTCTGTCAAACTATTTTTACAATTTATATGACCTTTCCCTTCAGAAAAGTTATTACTTTGACATATTATTGTTTTGTTTTTAGGTAATAATGTTATCCATTTATTAAAATCTTCTTGCGTCATATGTTCACACACTGTATTAATGATTATATCATAATCATTATAATTTTTAAAATTTAACATATCACAAGTTTCTGCTTTAAATCTTCCTTTTATTTCATATTCTTTATTCATTTCATAAGCTATTTTTTTACAATCTTCGTCTATATCAATGCTTAAAATCTTACTCACAGATATTTCACTATTAAACAATAGTGTTGCCATTACACCATTCCAACCACCACATATAAGAACTTTAGCATCTATGATTCTTTGCATTTTATGAACTTCTTTAAGTCTTTCACATAACCAAACCTTACTTAATACTTGCCCCTTCCAAAAACTTTCTAATGTTTTATCTCTATCTTCGGATCCTCTTATAGTATCCATCCAGTATAATATGTCTTTAATATTGAGTTTCAAATTGTTCTCCTAATCTATCAAATTTTCCACATTGTTTTGAACATTCCATTAAAGGTTTATCTGTCCAAGTATCTTCTATTTTTCTAAAAAATTGCGAATCAAATATTTCTTTTAAAGATTTGTTATGCAAATTAGTAAATTCTCCTATTTGATCCATATAATCTACCCTTGAGTCTTGTGTAGGCAATGTCCATTGCAAATCTAACCAACAACAAGGACTAACAGTACCATCTGCTGAAATATATATTTGACTATATTTTTTAGCTTTACAATCTATGACGCAAGAAGTTATTTTTGCTTCTTGCATTTTAGCTATCATTTCAAAACTTTTTTTACTTGGCTCCAATATATGCGTTGTCTTTCCTGTTTCATCTATAGCGTGAAATTTATCACTTTTAAATCTTGATGTATGTTTATAACTAAAAGATTTAAAGCCCAATTCCTTACTCATTGTATGGCATTGTTCTACTTGATGTTCATTATGTTTAAAAACTAACATATGCCATTTTGCATAACCCCCTGCTTTAATAAATGCTTTTGCATTTGTAATTATTTTTTTCCAGTCAGTAGAAACACGATATAGATGATGAGTATCTACCAAACCATCTATACCAAAAGTTGTTTTTACATTTTCTTTAGCCAATCCTTCCCACCAATTTATATCTCTAGCACTACCATTTGTATGCATAGCTAATCTAATTTTTGGATTAATACTTTTAATATATTGATAAATTTCTAATGTATCTTGAGCAATTATAGGATCTCCTAAATTACCACACATGAATAAACTTTCTAATTGAATCAAAAATTCTGTTGGAAACCATTTTTTAAATGTATCTAAATTAATTTCCACAAGATGTATTAATGGATTTAGAGGACCTCCACCTATTCTTCTAGGACACATAGGACATCTAGCTTGACATTTGCTAGTAATTTCTAAATGCACATCTTTTATTTCTGAATAATTATACATTTTTTTCCTTTGGTATTTTAGAATCTGCTGAACTTACACACGTTGGTGTTATACAATTTCTCGGTCTCTTAAACAATTTAAATCCACCTTCTATAGTTCCTAATGGTTCATCATGACAACTATACCCTCTTTTAATTTCTCCTCCCGGTTCTCTTATTATACAACTTTGATATCCTGCACTACAACTCCATCCTTTAAATTTATTAAATCCAAATGCATTAAGTCTTTCAGCTTGATCTAATTCATATTCTTTTCCTACTGCATCATACAATAATAATTGTTTTACTTCCTGGGTCATTTCATTTTGTAGTATATTAGCTTGTTCTTCTGTATATCCTTGTACAATAAAACTTGCTGTAGGATCACTTTGAGGTTTAAGAGTTACATTTAATCCTTTGTCTCTAAATCTTTTACATCTATTATAATACTCATCCCAACGTTCTGGAACCATAACTTGATTTATTGTTATAAGTATTCCATGTTCTTGTAAAAATTTAAGTTTATCACCAAATTCTTCCTCATTAGAAAATTCTGCATGGTAACTTGCTGTAATACTTCTACGATCCAATGGATAAGTTGTTTCTAACCATCGATCCCACCATTTTAAACCTGGACTACAATTACTAGTCATATGCACACTAAGATATTCACTTATAGGATCAGCATAATAATCTAATAATTCTATTAAACCTTTATATGTTGTAGGTTCTCCTCCACTAAAACTAAAATGAAATTTACTAAATCCATATTCTCCTGCTTGTTTTTTAATTTCTTTTATAGTATTTTGATATTGTTCTAGTGGTCTATGATCTAAAACTTTACTTTTAGCATATGGCCAACAATAGCTACAATCATAATTACAAAATCTTCCAAGAATCCAGCTAACAGAGAACACATTTTGTTCCAACATTGTTCTTTGTCCCAATTTAACAATATTGTTAAACGGTATATTATTTTGATAATCCACAAACACTATCCTTCATTTTATATTTGTAATATTCTTTTAACCACGTAAAATTATTAATTAATTTTAATTTACTTGGTAAATCTTTACTTTCAGACCCGTATTCTTTTCCTGCTAACGCTCCTTTAATTGCATATGACCCAAACAGTTTATCTTTTCCTACGGTACACCAAACATCTAATCTACTATCTGTTTCTTTATCATCTCCTCTATCAATAACTTTACTACTTAATTTTACACACTCTCTAAATGCCGATTTAAAAGTATTGAACGCATCTGTATTAAAAACACTAACATTGGATACTTGTTCCATAGGTCTGAATCTATCACTAATACTTGTTGTCATATCAACTGTATCTTCATTTATTTCTAAAGTTTTTCTACGAGGTAATAGTTTTACGCCCCCGTAACCATACTCTAAATTATTAATTGGATTCCTACTTCGCCAAACGTGTACTACATTTTCATTTCTTTTTTCAGGTACAAAGTCAAAATTAAAACTATCTAATATATCTGCATCTGCATCTACCACCCAAAACATTTTTGTTAAACATTTACTTGCGGCTACTTTATGTGCTTTATGAATTCCTTTTATTCCATTAACTCTTTGAGCTATTGGAAATCGTTTATGCAAATTATTAAAATGCTTATCAGCAGTAGCTTCATTATAGCTTATAAAAACAATATCATACATTACAATGTTCTCTTTTTAAAAATTCTTGGACTATTCATATACACCGATTTAAAAAATTTACTCTGTTCAGGGGTCAATGGTAATACAGGTATATCTATTTCTTCTCTATTTTTTATATCTTGACCCATTTGTGTTATTCGAGTTATTAATTCTTCCTCAGTTAATTTAGAATGACCTCTTCCTAAAGTATTTTCCTCATTAAGAATTGCATTTCGATGAAATATTGGACCAGATGGATTAGATTGCCATTCTTCTAAAAGATATTGAAAATCTCTTGTATACATTAAATCCCAATCTGTGCAAGTAATATTATAACAACCTAACCTTGCTCCATATATTGCCCATAAACCATTTTCAACATCTGCTCCAACAGACATCCATACTAATAATCTATGATAATTTTGCCACCAAATGTCTTTAAGCCTTGGAACTCTAACGTATCTGTCAATACTCATTTTTACTCCTTCTCTAAATCCTGATCTCCAGGCCTGATAAGGACTAGCATTAACATAACTTGTAGAATAATTTTCATTAAATTGATAGTAATTTGGAAAATGACAAAATTCTATTGCATTTTTATCTTTACCATCATGAATTTCATGAGTTTTCATATTTTTAACAAAGTCTTTAGTCCACATTTTTAAACTACCGTTACCATACATTAATCCATTCATAGCAATTTTACCACACCAACTAAATTGATATGTATTATCAAGTCCTAAAGCATCTAAATCTATTTCTACATCTAAAAAATTCTTGTCTACTATTGTGTCAGCATCTATTGTAATAAATCTTTCTGTTTCAGATATATTTGCACACGCCTTATGAGCCGCATCTAATCCTTTTACCGCGTGTACTCTTTTAGCCCATGGAAATTTCTTTTTAAGATCAGCATAATTCCTATCAGCATTAGGTTCATCATAACTTAAAAACACAAAATCTGCATCTTGAACTTTTATTCTATTCATTTACAACCTCATAACTATAATCATGCATTTTCCTACAATATAAAGAAGGAGTGTTATTACTTTTGTGCTTCATTATAAGTCTTTTTTGTTCAATTAATTCATTTAAATTTAAAGGTAATACATAGTCCAATATATTAGCATCATCTAATTTAGTAACATAAAAGTCTAATATTGTTTTTTGCGACAAATCTAAAGTATTTTCTAACTCTTTACTTAATTTGTCATCTATTTGAACTTCCCATTCCTTCTTCTTCATATCTAATTTAAATGAAATTTTATTATCTGGAGTATTAGGATTAATTTTATATACATGACTATTTTCTATTTTTTTATTTGCTTGAATTTTATGTTCTACCGAATCCATTGACTCTTTAGATTTCACTACATACTTCCCTTGCTGTAAAATTACTTCATATTGCGATAAATTTTTTATTCCTACTGCAATATCTGTACCTAAAGACTCTGTTATTTCTATACAATTTCCTTTTTTAACTACACCACAATAAATTACTTGCCCAGATTCTTTATTAAAGCCAAAATACCATTGTTGTTTTTTTATAACAGGTTTAAATGTTAAATCTGGTCTATACATTTGCCTCCAATTTATTTAATATGTCATCTGAAAGAAATTCAGGATCAACATAATGAAATATACCGTTTTGTTTATAATTTCCTATTTTTAAATTACACTTTTCATCAAAATAAGGGTTCACATAAGACATCCACTTATTAGTTTTATGTTTCCAATTTTGTGCATAAGATTTCATGTGTGTAAAAGTTAAAAAGTCTACTTTAGATGTTATTTTGTTCATATTATTAACCAAGTTACTTGCTAAAGACACAGATACGTCCATACTACACCAATTTTGAGTATGCAAAGGGATAAATCTTTTATAATACACGTCATAATTCTTTATTATATGTTCTACTAAATTAAAAAAATTAAAATTACTTTTAGTTTTTTTAAAATAGTGCATACCACAATATAAATTGGGTAAATTATTTTTTGTAAATGCTTTTCTATAAAAATCTGATGTAACAATTTCATTTCTATATGTTTTTACTTGTGATGTAAAAAATAATTCAAAATTGTTTAAAAATTTCCACCAATGATCAAGATTTTCTAACACTAACATATCTGCATCAAGCACCATCGTTTCATCATAGGGTGAAGCATTGTATATTTTACATCTATTTTCTATTTTCCAAGTACTAAACTCTGCATAGTCTTCCCCTGGTATATCTATGATACTGTTAAAGTACTTCTTTTGTTCATTAGGGATCGAAACATTGGTCATTAAACTAATTTTTGCTTGTTTATTATGTAATCTTATACTCATAGCTAAAGCAATTGCTTGTTTAAAGTAATCTACACTATCATTTTGTTGTGCAAAAATAAGATAACCTTGATTTATCATACTTGTTCCTCTTTTATCCAGCGATCATACATTATTGCACGATTTAATGCTAATTTGTTCATTATATGTAAATCCATACCATTTACTCTACATGGATAATATTTTTTAGTATCAATGGAAAGCATTAATTTCCAAGATCCATCAAAATGTATAACATCATCTCTATCTGTTATGTAATATAACTTGCCTGGCAAGTTCATTGGCCAATTAGTTTCTTTAAAATCGTTTAACATATGAATAGCAATACTAAAAGAATGATCATTTCTATAATTTTGTCCTATAATTTGATACGTGAATCTATAAAATGACCAATTATTTTTAATATGCTTAATTAATTCAAAGAAAGTTTTCATTTTTTTAGTTTTTCTAAAAAAGAAAACAGTAGCCCAATACATAGGAATGCTAGAATCACTTACATTTTTATCGATTAAATCTTCTCTATGTTGATAATTGATATATTCTGCATCTTTGTTTATAAGAAAATCAGCATTTGATTGAAAGCATTTTAAAAGATGATTATTTCCTACAATGTAATCTGTATCCATAACAATAGTTTCATCATATGGTGTTAAATCATAACAGTTAGGTCTTGAAAAATTATGCCACAAAGCAGTATGCTTGGTCATTGAACCATCTGAAAAAGATTTTATTTGTGTTGTATTAGTATTTTCTACGGATATAATTTTGTCAAATAGGAATTTCTTGTCATCTGGTACTTTATTTGACGTTACTAAACTTACAGATAAGTTTAAATGTTTTTTAATTTGTTCACTACAAAAGATAGCCTGCGATACATAATCTATCAGGCCATTATTATGAGCAAATAGTAATACACCTTTAGTCATCCTTCAATATTTCACCTTTTGACTTTTCTAACTTACGATATTCTAGCCAATAAGCATTAAGATTCTTTTGATATAAGTCAGAAATGTTGTCAAAAAAGTCCTGAACGTTATCTACTTTAACAGGAACTTTGTAATCATCTAATATAATAACGTCTTTATTCTTGTTTAAATCTAATAGTCCTTTACAATAGTTGATTAATGCTACATTAATCGTAAATTGATGACCTTCGTGGAAATGAATATTAGAATCCACAAACTTTTCTTTCAGAATTCTAGTTTGGTTATTGTGGACTTTTAATCTGTCCGCAAGTCGCAAGGCTTTTTGTTGTATTTCTTCCATACGTTTTGTATTGCGATTATAACAGGATTTGTGAATTTAATCAAGTTGGATTTTGGTATTAAAGAGTGCTGGTTCCATCTATGGCAAAAGCTGGTGTTGTACCAATTACATCTATATAAGCAGTACCAGAATCTATAGTAGCTGTAGCATTACTAACTGTTTCATCAATATTACCTGCCGCTTCGTCACGATATTCCATAGTAAACATTAATTGAGTATTTGATACAGTTCTTGCCTCAATAGTAAAATCATTCGCCGCATAGGCGCCTCCGCCTCCATCAATACGTTGATATATGTATTGATCAGTCCCAGTTAATTGGTAATTTCCTATAGCAGATCCTACTGTTCCTTGTGGATCTCCTGATGCTTGTGTTGTACTATTTGCTCCAAATGAAATAGTACCTGCCTGAGCTAACATCGTATTCCAAGATGAGTCTTTAGCACTTCCGCCTGTAACACTTGCCGCTATTCTAATTGTTCCTCCTGAATTGAAAAAATATCTTCTTTCATCTTCATCAGTAAAAGTAACCGTGAAAAGATGTGTAATTGTACCATTCCATGAACTACTTCTAGTCTTAGATGCACTTGTACCTTGTACTTGAATTTGATTAATGTGAGCTGTTAGTCTATTTGTTGCAATAGCTAGAGCTAATGCTTCGTATTGATCCCAACCTTTATAAGTTGTTGTATCATCATCTACAATTAAGTCTGCCGCTACTACTTCTTGAAGTTGTCCTGATGTTGGATTACCACCATTTTGGTGTTTATAGCATTTTCTAATATCTTCATAAAGGTTATTAATGTTAGTTGCTTCTACAAGTTGGGCTACTGATACCGTACTACTAGTTGCAGTTTGTCCATAACCTGAATCTCCGGTTCCTGTACCAAGTACGTTATACACATCTTGTCTTAGATTGTTATATCTAGTTGCAGTAACTAATGCCATTTGAATATTCCTTTAGAGTATTTACACTTTTAATACGCACTGAACTAATTTTTCTGAAGCTTTATTGTTTTCTTCTAATGATATGCCTACAAGTCGTCCGATATCATGAGCCATTGGTCTACCAATTCCTACACCACCTGGTCCTGCATATACGTGTCCACCTTTTTCTATTGATCCTACAACTCTTATAGGAACTTTACCTACAAAAGCAATAGCCTGTCCTGGACCATCTGAATTCATTAAGTATGCTGGACTTTCTGATATAACTCCTATTGGATTTGTACCATCATCTGCTGTAGCTTCTTTGGCTCCGCCAATTTTTACTATAGTACCTGTAGGATAAGTTTCATCTGTATCATATTTTTCCGCCAAATCTGCGTATTGTGCCTGCGTGGCAGTACCAATAAAAAGATTTGCAGTAATATTAGAACTAACATCTCTTAAAGCAGTTGAATTTGCTACGGCAGTCGTCGCTCCTGCATAGTCAACACTAGCAAATTTAATTGCTGTAGCCGAATCGGCATTTCCTTTGAAACTAGTTGCATGAACTTCATACCACTTATCAGCCGAGTCTCCTATATTTCTATTTCCAGTTCCTGGAAGTATTCCTGCTGTAGTAATTTTAGCAATATCAGTTACAGTTCCAGTATCATTTACTTTAAATTCAATTTTTGATCCTACTTCATTTGATACCGAAGCTTCGTTACCATTTATAATAGATACTCTAAGGTCATTACTATCTCCTACAGTATATCCTACATCAGAAAAAGAAGCAATAGTTGTA